GGGGGGCAAGGCCGCATACTTAGAGCGTATACGGCGTATCATCTTCGGAAGTTCTAGCGCACTCAGGCCAATAGGGAGAAACTAAGTGGAAAAGGTTTTCATAAGGACCCCTTACGGGGCACACGAGCGATACCAACTCGAAACCGGAAAGGAAGGAGGCGCGAAACAAAGCTTCAAAGAGGAGTGCGACATCAACAACATACTCGCACAATACGCAAAAACGGGCCTGCTAACGCCCGTCACATCACGACCACCAATGTTCGTCGACGTCTCAGACGTCGGAGATTACCGGACGGCCCTAGAAAACGTCAGGACCGCCAGGGATCTCTTCATGCAACTGCCCGCAACCATCCGGGCCACATTCGACAACGATCCGGCGACCTTCCTAGATTTCGCCTCAGATCCAGACAACGAGGACGAACTGAGGGAAATGGGGCTCCTACCGCCGATCCCGGCCGAGGAGCCAACTGCGGCCGTCGAGCCGGCCACAGAAGAGGGACCCCCAGCACAGCCGGAGGCCCCTCAATAAGACTGAAACCATAAAATGGTGTCAGTCCACACAGTTACAACAAGTAGAGAACTGTGTGACGGCCGCTACTTCGCGGCCTTGGACGCCCTGGGGGCCTTGGCCCCCGGGGCGTCTTCAATATCCAACTGATCGCTATCAGGAGGGGATCCCTGCAAAAGCTCGATATGATCGAGCGTGAGCTGCACTGCAGCCCGCTGACGCTTCAACTTCGACTTCAGCTCAAGAACAATCTTGTCAACATCCATTACACTTGCTCCGACAAAGGGAAAAACGTATATACTAACAGGCGCACAATATAAAACGCGCGCGCAAAAAAAAGCAACCGCACGCGGAAATCACAGAGGCGCCACTACCATAAGGGGGAGAACATGCGTCGCAGAAAAATCAGCAAGAAACGTTCGAAAAGGAGCTTCACTAAGGGTGCACAGAGGGTGCACAAAAAGAACACCAGGGATCGACCAATGCGAGGCGGCATTCGGCTATAACAGCACATGCCATGCTTCCATCCACTGACCGGATACCGCTCAAGGCAAAAAACCGCCTCAGGAAAAAGAGGCGTAGTATTCAGCCCGAAAGACGGATGGACAGACCTACCAGTAACTATCCCATGCGGGCAATGCATAGGATGCCGCCTAGAGCGATCTAGACAATGGGCAATGAGATGCGTTCACGAAGCCTCACTACACGAGGAAAACTCATTTATAACGCTGACATACAGCCCAGAAAACCTACCAAAATGGGGATCGCTAGAAAAAACCGCCTACCAAAAATTTATGAAACGCCTACGGAAGAGGTTAGACGAAAAAAGAGTAAGATACTTCCACTGTGGCGAATACGGCGAGCAAACAGGGCGACCCCACTACCACGCGTGTCTCTTCGGACACGACTTCGAGGACAAACGTCTCTGGACGACAAGAAACGACCTACCAGTATGGAGGTCGGAAACCCTCGAACAGCTATGGCCATACGGCCTAAGCGAAATAGGCACCGTAACCTTCGAAAGCGCCGCTTACGTGGCGCGATACATCACAAAGAAGGTCACCGGACACCACGCGCGAGAACATTACCAACGCGTGGACCCAAGCACTGGCGAAGTCGCACACATTCAGCCAGAATACACAACCATGAGCCGAAGACCCGGCATAGGAAAAGGTTGGTACGACAAATACAAAAACGACGTATACCCATCCGACCAAGTAATTGTCAGAGGGAAACCCGTCAAGCCGCCGAAATACTATGACAATCTCTACGAGATCGAAGCGCCAGATGCGAAAGAAGCGCTGTCAAAAAAGCGGCAGAAAAACCGGAACCCAAGAGACGAGACACCGCAACGGATGGAAGCTCGGGAAACATGCACAAGACGCAGACTCAATTCCTTCGCAAGAGAGGTGACGCAATGAGGTTATTAGCATTCTCGGTTTACGACACGAAAACCGGAGCATTCATTCAACCCTTCTTCGACCAAGCAAAGGGATCGGCCATACGGGCCTTCACCGACGCCGTCAACGACGAAAACCACCAGTTCCACCGACACGCGGCGGATTACACACTCTACCATGTCGGGATCTTTGACCAAGACACGGGCGAACTCAAAGCCGTGGAGCCCGTCGACAACCTGGGTAACGCACTCACGTTCATCATAGGAGACAACGGTTAATGAAAAGCGGGAAACTACCAAGCGGGGGATCTCACAAATTCAGCGAGGTACCCAAAGCCGAAATCCAACGGTCACAATTCGACCGATCCTTCGGCCACAAAACTACATTCGACGCCGGACTATTAATTCCCGTCTACCTCGACGAGGCATTACCTGGCGACACCTTCAACCTCAATATGCATGGGTTCGCACGACTCGCGACACCGATCAAGCCGATCATGGACAACATGGTCCTCGATACCTTCTTCTTCGCCGTACCGAACCGGCTGGTCTGGGAAAACTGGGAACGCTTCAACGGCGCACAGGACAACCCAGGCGACAGCACAGACTTCACAATCCCCACCATCACCCATGAGGTGCTAGAGGGGGAACTGGGCGATTACTTCGGCCTACCGACGGGGGCCGGAAACGCTCATACGTTCTCGGCACTACCGTTCCGCGCATACACACGCATATGGAACGAATGGTTTAGAGACCAAAACATCCAGGACTCGGAGTACTCACCGACTGACGACGGGCCGGACCTATACGCCGCGTTTCCGTACGCACTCCGAAGAGGAAAGAGGCACGACTACTTCACAAGCTGCCTACCGTGGCCCCAAAAAGGCGCAAGCGTCACGCTACCACTCGGGACGGCCGCCCCGGTCGTATCCACAACCTCGGGAGCCGTCAAATTCGCGACAACCGCAGGAGGCGGAGGCTACACCGTACACGCACCCGTAAACAGCCTCAACGCACCCTTAACCGTCAGCAAAACGCCAGAATCAGCTTGGCCCGGAGGGGCGGCATTCTGGCCGAGCGTAGTCGGCCTGGAAACCGACCTGTCCACCGCAACAGCGGCAACGATCAACGAACTACGCCAGGCGTTCCAAGTACAGAAGTTGCTCGAACGCGACGCTCGAGGAGGCACACGCTACACTGAAGTGATCAAAGCGCACTTCGGAGTGACCTCACCGGACGCCAGACTGCAGAGGCCGGAATATCTCGGAGGAGGAAGTACTCCGGTCCTCATCTCGCCGATCTCACAGACAAGCTCGACAGACGGGACCACGCCACAAGGCAACCTCTCGGCAATGGGAACCGTAAGCTGGAGCGGCCACGGATTCTCAAAATCCTTCACAGAGCACTGCATCATAATCGGACTAGCATGCGTCCGAGCAGACCTGACCTACCAGCAGGGAATGGAACGGATGTGGTCAAGACAAACCCGCTTCGATTTCTACTGGCCCGCACTCTCGCACATCGGCGAGCAGGCCGTGCTAACAAAGGAAATCTACGCCGACGCAACAGCGACGGATGACGACGTATTCGGCTACCAAGAACGGTACGCGGAATACCGATACAAGCCGTCGAAAATCACAGGCGCGTTCAGAAGCAACGCCGCCGCACCGCTCGACATATGGCACCTGGCACAAGACTTCGCCAGCGCGCCTGTACTCAATCCGGCGTTCATCGTAGAAAATCCGCCAGTCGACAGAGTCATAGCGGTTCCAACGGAACCACACTTCTTGTTCGACTCATTCTTCAAACTCAAATGCGCCCGACCGATGCCCGTATATGGGGTTCCGGGACTCATCGACCACTTCTAATGGCTATCGACACACAGGAATCACCACCGATCAGCCAAGGCGGCACCAACTGGGGACAAATCGTAGGGCCAGCAGTAGCCACAGCCGCCGGGCAATACATGGCCAACCGAGGAAACAAAAAGGAGGCCGAAAGAAACAGAGTATTCCAAGAGAGAATGTCAAGCACCGCGTACCAACGCGCAGTCGCTGACATGAAATTAGCGGGAATCAACCCAATCCTCGCCTACTCCCAAGGAGGCGCGAGTTCACCAGGCGGCGCACAGGCCCGCATGGAAGATATGATAGGACCCGCAGTAAGTAGCGCCCAACACGGGCGCCGACTCTCGCAGGAAATGCTCAACATGCGCAGAACCAATGACCTGTTGTACTACCAGGCTCATCTCGCAAAACACCAAGCGTACGCCCAACAAGCACAACGCGACTACCTGTACCAACAGAAAGACGAATCAAAAGCTCGGACCAACCTCCTCGACCTCGACATATTCGGAGCAAAGAACCGAGCAAAAGTCGAGAAGTCCGACATGGGGGGCAAGGCCGCATACTTAGAGCGTATACGGCGTATCATCTTCGGAAGTTCTAGCGCACTCAGGCCAATAGGGAGAAACTAAGTGGAAAAGGTTTT